CAGATAGACTTAAGAATGCCGCGGCTACTAAAAAACTAGCTATATTTGACGCATTTGAGATACTTAACAGAATTGAACAAGAGGAAAACTTGCTTGAGGGTAAAACACCTGAAAAGGCAAAGGAAAAAACTTTTAAGGGATTCGCAGAAAGTAGATCTAAATAATGTACAATCAAAGTTTAGTTAACACAGTTGAACCTGTAAAAAAGACTACTATAAGTAGACTTAATAAAGGCAAGAAGTGGAAATACGGTTACGATAAAGAACACGATATTATAGTGTTGTCTCACAACGGACAAATAGGTGAGATAATAGAAATACAAGGACTAGTTATTGCGCTACCAAAAGCTCCTAAAGAAGTATATAAAGATCCGAAGAACAAGTGGGTGAAATTCGAGTACCCCAAGGAGTTGCAGAGAATTAAAAATATATTCGATTGGAGAAACTATCCGGAAAGCAGTAAAGAAAAATGGTACGATTATATAGACGAAGAATTCATAAGAAGGGAAGAGGGATTCTGGTTCACAAATAATGGTAAACCAACCTGGATAACAGGTACGCATTACATGTACTTGCAGTGGAGTAAAATTGATGTAGGTGCTCCAGATTTTAGAGAGGCAAATAGATTGTTTTTTATATTTTGGGAAGCTTGTAAAGCAGATAAAAGATGTTATGGAATGTGTTATCTTAAAAATAGACGTTCTGGATTTTCTTTCATGTCATCAGCAGAAACGGTTAATTTAGCCACTCTTGCAAGTGATAGTAGATTTGGTATACTATCTAAAACAGGTGCTGATGCTAAAAAAATGTTTACAGATAAAGTTGTACCAATATCAATTAACTACCCTTTCTTTTTTAAACCTATCCAAGATGGTATGGATCGTCCAAAATCCGAACTTGCCTATAGAGTACCTGCTAGTAAGTTTACAAGGAAAAAAATTACCTCAAACGAAAAGCTTGAAGATATTAAAGGTTTGGACACGACTATTGACTGGAAAAACACTGGGGACAATAGTTATGATGGTGAAAAACTAGCTTTATTGGTACATGATGAATCTGGTAAATGGGAGAGACCTGATAATATTTTAAATAACTGGAGGGTTACAAAAACATGTTTACGATTAGGTAGTAGAATTATTGGTAAATGTATGATGGGCTCAACTTCAAATGCTTTAGATAAAGGTGGAGAAAACTTTAAAAAATTATACAATGCCTCAGATGTCACAAAAAGAAATAGAAATGGTCAGACAAAATCTGGCTTATACTCTTTGTTTATCCCAATGGAATGGAACTACGAAGGATTTATTGATGAGTATGGAATTCCAGTCTTTACTAACCCTGATATCGACAGACTTACACCAGACGGTGAACTAATAGATGTAGGTGTAATAGATAATTGGCAAAACGAAGTTGATGGTTTAAAAGACGATCAAGACGGTTTAAATGAATTTTACCGCCAATTCCCAAGAACTACGGAGCACGCGTTTAGAGATGAAACTAAAGGAAGTATATTTAATTTAATTAAAATATACGAACAAATAGATTACAACGAAGAGTTGTCTAGAACACTAGGCGTTACAACTGGAAACTTTCAATGGGTTAGCGGTATTAAAGATTCACAAGTAATATTTTATCCAGACCCAAAAGGTAGATTTAAAGTTAGTTGGGTTCCACCTCAACAGTTGCAAAATAGAATAATACTTAAAAACGGTATTAAATATCCAGGCAACGAACACATGGGCGCTTTCGGTTGTGATAGTTACGATATATCAGGTACAGTAGATGGTGTTGGATCTAAAGGAGCTTTACACGGTTTAACTAGGTTCAGCATGGAAGATGCCCCGGCTAATAGTTTCTTTTTAGAATACCTTTCAAGACCGCCAACAGCTGAGATGTTCTTTGAGGATGTTCTAATGGCTTTAGTATTTTACGGGATGCCTATACTCGCAGAGAACAATAAACCTCGTCTCTTGTATTACCTGAGGCGTAGAGGATATAGAGGGTTCAGTATGAATAGGCCGGACAAAATTTGGAATAAGTTGTCTGTTGCAGAAAAAGAAGTAGGTGGTATACCTAACTCTTCAGAAGATATTAAACAGGCTCACGCGGCTGCTATTGAGATGTATATACAAGATCACGTTGGTATCAAGCAAGATGGAACACACGGGGATTTATATTTCAACGAGTTACTAAACGATTGGAGTAAGTTTGATATAAATAAAAGAACAAAGCATGATGCATCTATAAGTTCTGGTTTAGCTATTATGGCTAACAATAGGCACTTATATGCACCAAATGCAAAGATAGAAAAACAACCGTTAAGTATACATATCTCAAAATATTCAAATACTGGGGGTATGTCTAAAATAATTAAAAAATAAGATGAATAGACGAACTACAAATAATTTCTTTCCTAGCCAAGTAGTTGGTGATGCTGAGAAAATTAGTTATGAATACGGTTTAAAGGTTGCTCGTGCTATTGAACAAGAGTGGTTTGACAATAGTTCTAATGGTAGTAGATATAACAAAGGATTAAACAATTTTCATAACTTAAGATTATATGCTAGAGGTGAGCAGTCCATCCAAAAATATAAAGATGAATTATCTATAAATGGTGATTTATCATACTTAAACTTAGATTGGAAACCAGTTCCAATTATCCCTAAGTTTGTTGACATAGTTGTTAACGGAATTGCAGAAAAACTATATGATGTAAAAGCTTATTCTCAAGATCAAGCCGGTGTTAGTAAACGTACTGAGTATATGGAAAACTTACTTAAGGACATGAAGCTTAAAGATTTTGATGCTCAAACCAAAGCGGCTTTAAACATTGATTTATCAACAACTCCACCAGAAAAACTCCCTGATTCAGAGGAAGAGCTAGCACTACACATGCAACTTAACTACAAACAGGCTGTTGAGTTAGCTGAAGAAGCTGCATTAAGCGTTTTATTCAAAGGTAATAATTACGATCTAATTAAAAGAAGATTTTATCAAGATTTAACAGTGTTAGGTATTGGGGCTGTAAAAACATCTTTTAACACTTCCGAAGGCGTGGTTATAGATTATGTTGATCCAGCTAACTTAGTTTATTCACATACAGAATCACCATATTTTGAAGATATATACTACGTTGGAGAGGTTAAAGAAATTCCAATTAACGAGTTAGTTAAAGAGTTTCCACATTTAGAACACGAAGATTTAGAAGGAATATCTAGGAAAAATAGTAGTTACGCGGACATGGGTCGTAGAAACCGTGATAATGATAACAATAAAATTCAAGTACTATACTTTAACTACAAAACTTATATGAATGAAGTTTATAAAGTTAAAGAAACAGCTAGTGGTTCTGCTAAGATAATAAAGAAAGATGATAAGTTCAACCCACCTGTAGATATAGACTTTAAATTTTCTAAACTACAAAGAGCTATTGAGTGTTTATATGAAGGCGCTATTATACTTGGAACCGATAAATTACTTAAATGGGAGATGGCAAGGAATATGATGCGTCCTAAAAGTGATTATACTAAAGTTAAAATGAACTATGCTATTTGCGCGCCAAGAATGTATGAAGGACGAATAGAATCACTTGTAAGCAGAATAACTGGATTTGCTGATATGATACAGTTAACTCATTTAAAACTTCAACAAGTGTTATCTAGAATGGTTCCTGATGGTGTTTATTTAGATGCAGACGGTTTGGCTGAGATTGATTTAGGTAATGGTACTAATTATAATCCACAAGAAGCTTTAAACATGTACTTCCAAACAGGTTCTGTTATTGGTAGATCGTTAACTCAAGATGGTGATCAAAACATGGGTAAAACACCTATACAAGAAATATCTAATAGTAGCGCTGCTGCTAATAAAATGCAGGGGTTAATTAGCACTTACAACTACTATTTACAAATGATTAGAGATACGACTGGTTTAAACGAAGCTAGAGACGCTTCTACTCCAGATGCTAAATCATTAGTTGGTATACAAAAAATGGCTGCAGCAAACTCAAATGTAGCCACAAGACATATCTTACAAAGTGGTATGTTCTTAACAGCAGAAGTTGCTGAATCATTATCTTTAAGAATATCTGATATACTAGAATATTCTCCAACAAAAGATGCTTTCATACAATCTATAGGTGTTCACAATGTTGCTACGTTAAAAGAGATGGCAGAGTTACACTTATACGATTTTGGAATATTCTTAGAGTTAGCACCAGATGATGAAGAGAAACAAATGTTAGAAAATAACATACAAACATCTATACAGCAAGGATCAATAGACTTAGAAGATGCTATTGATTTAAGAAACATTAGAAATATTAAGCTAGCTAATCAAATGCTTAAAATTACTAGAAAGAAAAAAGCAGAGTTAAAGCAAAAGCAAGAACTCGAAATGACAGAAGCTCAAGGTAAATCTCAAGCAGAAGCTTCTAAAGCAGCAGCAGAAGCAGAGACTCAAAAAGCTCAGGCAGCACACCAATTGAACATTGAGTTGGAAAATGTAAAGTCACAAAATAAAACTCAGCAAATGCAAATGGAATCTGAGATTAAAAAAGAACTCATGCAAATGGAGTTTGAGATCAACATGAAGCTTCAAGAGATGAACATGAAGGAGGTTGATATGAAAGACACAAGAAAAGAAGATCGTAAAGACGAAAGAACAAAAATGCAAGCATCACAACAAAGTGAGCTTATAGACCAAAGATTAAATAAGAAACCACCTAAAAAGTTTGAGTCCTCAGGTAATGATATAATGAGTGGCGAGTTCGGTTTAGGAGCATTTGGTCCTAAGTAAAATTATTAACTATTATTATATTATATTATGGCAGAAAAAGAAGAGCCAATCGCTGATAGCGAAACTGGCAAAATTAAAGTAAAGAAAAAAGAAACAAAACAACCAGACGGTAACGAAACAAAAGGTAACGTTACTAAGGTTGCGGCAAAAATGAAGAAACCAGCTGAAGCTGTTGAACCAACAGTTACGAAGGTTGACTTAAACAATCCACCAGAAGAAAAACCAGTTGAAGAAGTTAAACCTGAAGCTGAAGCGCAAGAGGTGGAAAAACAAGATGTACCAGTTGTAGAGGAAATTACTAACGAAACCGTAGAGCAGGTAGAAGAAGTAGCCGTTGAAGCTGCTGAGGCTATAAAAGAGTCTATGGAGACTGGTGAACCTTTACCGGAGAACATTCAGAAGTTAGTAAACTTTATGGAAGAAACTGGTGGAGATTTAAATGACTATGTTAAGCTTAACAGAGATTATAGTGATATGGATAACCAAGATATACTGTATGAGCACTACAAGCAAACTAAACCTCATTTAAATGCAGAAGAAATTAACTTCCTTTTGGAAGATCAATTCTCATTCGACGAAGATGTAGACGACGATAGAGAAATACGTAGAAAAAAACTAGCGTTAAAAGAGCAAGTTGCAAACGCTAAATCTCAATTGGAAGAGAGTAAATCCAAATACTATGAAGAAATTAAAGCTGGGTCTAAATTAACTGATGACCAACAAAAAGCAATTGATTTCTTTAATAGATACAACAAGGAAGAAGCGAGTAACAAAGAGGTAGCAGATAAACAAAAATCTACTTTCTTAAATAAAACCGAGCAGGTTTTTAACGACAAATTCAAAGGTTTTGAATATGAGGTCGGGGATAAGAAATTTAGATACAACGTAAACAATGCTGGAGCGGTTAAGGATACTCAGGTAGACATTAATAATTTTGTCAAGAAGTTCTTGAATGAAAATAATGAAATGTCAGATGCTCAAGGTTACCATAAATCACTTTATACAGCAATGAATGCTGATGCTATCGCTAAACACTTTTACGAACAAGGTCAGGCTGATGCTATGAAAGATAGTGTTGAAAATGCTAAAAACATAGATATGAGCCCTAGACAATCACACGGTACTGTAAGTGCTGGTGGTATAACCGTAAGAGCTTTAGGTGATAACTCTGCTGATTTCAAATTTAAAATTAAAAACAAAAAATAACAAATTAAAAATTTAAAATTATGGCAATTACTGCAGGAGGTAGTTTAAATAGTGTTCCAGCTGCAAGGCAACAAACATTATCTACAAACTATCTAGATTTTACGTCCGGCGCAAATGACTGGGCACAACAATATTTACCAGATCTTATGGAGCAAGAAGCTGAAGTTTTCGGACCGAGAACTATTTCAGGATTTCTTTCAAAAGTAGGAGCTGAAGAATCTATGACTTCTGACCAAGTAGTTTGGTCTGAGCAATCAAGATTACACTTATCGTATACAGGTACGGTTCAACCAACTGGAGATACTAATGGTACAATTACAATAGCTAACGATATTGATGGACAAGCTGTTGCAGCTGGAAAACACGGTATTAGAGTTAACGACATGTTATTAATAGCACAAGCTGGCGCTGTAGTTAAAGCTTTGGCTGTTGAAACTCCAAACTCAAATGTTATTACAGTTGAGCCTTATGCAGAGGCAACTTTATCTGCTGCTGGTCTTACTGCTGCTGCTTGTACTGTGTTGGTTATAGGTTCTGAGTTCGGTAAAGGAGCTGCTTATGCTGACGAAACTGGTACGTATAAATCAGATTCAAGAGGAGCTAACGAGCCATCATTCAAAACGTTTACTAACAAGCCAATCATTATGAAAGATTACTACGAAGTATCAGGTTCTGATGTTTCTAGAGTTGGTTGGGTTGAAGTTGCTGCTGAAGATGGTCAAGCTGGTTACTTATGGTACTTAAAAGCTGAAGCTGATACAAGAGCTCGTTTTAACGATCACTTAGAAATGACTATGCTTGAAGCTGAAAAAACAGTTGCTAACTCTATTATTGGATTTGGCGAAAACAGTCAAGTTAGAGGTGCTGCTGATGCTGGTGCTAATGGCGCTGGTACTGAAGGTTTATTCGCTGCTATTGAGTCAAGAGGTAATATTACTTCTGGTGTTACTGGACAAAGCGCTGCTACTGATTTAGCTGAATTTGATGCTATTTTAGCTGAGTTTGATTCTCAAGGTGCTATTGAAGAAAATATGATGTTTGTAAACAGAGCTACTTCGTTAGCAATGGATGACATGTTAGCTTCTATGAATTCTTACGGAGCTGGAGGTACTTCTTACGGAGTATTCGACAACGAAGAAGATATGGCTTTAAACTTAGGTTTCTCTGGTTTCAGAAGAGGTTCTTATGACTTCTACAAGTCTGACATGAGATACTTAAACGACAAAGCTACAAGAGGTGGTATTAATGATGCTGCTGGTTCAGCTGCTATCCGTGGTATTATTGTTCCTGCTGGAACTTCTACGGTTTATGACCAACAATTAGGGAAAAACCTTAAGAGACCATTTTTACATGTTAGATATAGAGCTTCACAAACTGACAATAGAAAAATGAAAACTTGGGTTACTGGTTCTGTTGGAGCTGCTACATCTGCTTTAGATGCAATGCAAATCCACATGTTATCAGAAAGATGTTTAGTTACACAAGGTGCTAACAATTTCATGTTAATGAAATAAGCATTATTTATATTAAAGACCGGGGCTTCGGCCTCGGCCTTTTATTTTTATTAATTTATATTATATTATATTATGGCAAAGAAAAAAACAAAGAAGGTTGAGGTAGAACCTCAAATTGAAACAATGGAAGAAGTAGTTACGGAATTTTTTGAAGAACCTGTAATTGAAGAACCAAAAGCAAGAGAAAGATTAAAACCTACGAACGAGTGGGAAATTAAAGATAGAATGTATTACTTGAAAGGCGGTAAAACACCTTTATCTAGATCTATAAAATCTACAGGTATATTTTACTTTGATGAAGAAAAAGGTTACGAAAGAGAACTTAAGTACTGTCAAAATCAAAGAACACCATTTGTTGACGAGATGAAAGGTGATCAAAGATTAGAACACATAGTGTTTAGGTCAGGCGCTTTATACGTACCAAAAGAAAAAACAATTTTACAAAAACTACTTTCTTTATATCACCCAGGTAAAGATGTTATGTACGAAGAGTACAAGCCAGAAGGTATTGCGGCTGAAGAGATTGATGTGTTAAATATTCAAGTTGATGCTTTAATAGCAGCTAGAAATATTGATATAGATATGGCTGAAGCTATTATGCGTGTAGAGAAAGGATCTGAAGTATCAGAGTTAAGTTCTAAGGAGCTTAAAAGAGATTTATTAGTATTTGCAAGAAATAATCCTAAGCTCTTTTTAGAGCTAGCGGATGATGAAAATGTAATGCTAAGAAACTTTGGTATTAAAGCTGTTGAAAATGGAATATTAAGATTATCTTCTGATCAAAGAAACTTTATGTGGGGTAGTAATGGAAGGAAACTAATGGTTATACCATTTGACGAACATCCTTATACTGCATTAGCACATTGGTTTAAAACCGATGAAGGAATGGAAATCTACTCTAATATAGAGAAAAGATTAAATCAATAACAAAATAATATGG